GGGCAGTGGACGCAAGTCCTCGACCATCTGGGCATTAGTAAGCATAAATTCATACCGAATAGAACAGTTTCCCAGAGATGGCTTGAAATTCAATATGGGTGGAAACCTCTATTGAAGGACATCTATGATCTGGATAAAACTGTTCGCTCTTTGTCGAAACGTAAACATACTGTTCGCGTCGAGGCTGGAGCTGTCGTAGATAAGAGCCGAAAATTCAATTATGGCAATTATCGTTACGATATTACAGCAATTGAAAGTAGTAAAACCACTTTCATCGCTACTCTCGTTAATTCGAGATTGGCGGAGCTGCAATCTTTCGGTGTGATTAACCCGTTATCGATTGCTTGGGAAGTCGTACCTTTCAGCTTCGTTGTTGATTGGTTTATCCCCATAGGGGCGACTTTAGAAGCATTGACGTCGACCGCGGGTTTCCGTAATGATGGAGGGTGGACAAGCTGTCAGCGACAATACACGCTGAACGTTTATCGTAATATACCTGAAGACGGGAACGTTCTTGACGATCCCGGTCATTACCAAGAGATTGGTTTTGACTTTCTTCGGATAGCTTACGCCGAGTGGCCCCAGACAAGGGTCTACGCGGACACAACTCCTACGTCAACTCCCCGTGCTCTAAATGCCTTGGCACTCATGAGCACTTTACGGTCATGATTTGTTTCCTGATCCTTTCGAGTGCCCTTGGGCACTTGTTATGGTTGATGGATTCACGTCCTGACCATTCACCGAGCAAATCGCTCATCACAGATGAGTCCGACTTATATATCGGACCAAAGGAGTGTAACCCCAATGGCAGCATTTGCCCCAGTGGTCCTCAAAGACCACGCCGACGCAGACGTAACGTTTGCGCCTCGTGACATCGTAAATGGTGTTGCGACTCTCGTCAACTCGACGGGTGTCCCTATCGGCGATAAGCGCCTCAGTTTGGCGATTCAAAACGTCGGCAATAATGGCCGACGTCGTGTTTCGTTCAAGCTGGTGCTTCCTGTCGTCCAGGACGTTGTTGTGGCTGGGATTTCGAAACCGACCGTTGTGCGCACCGCTTACGCGGATGTGACATTGACGTTCGACTCGACGTCCTCTCTCAATGAACGCAAGGACGTTCGAGAACATCTCCGCACTCTGTGCGCGGATGCCTCGTTCGGCTCAGCGGCCATTGATAGCCTGGATGTGCCGTACTAACACTCTTCTTCAAGGAGAGTGCCATGACGCACAATCAGCAGACACAAGGCTTGATGATCGTGGTGCTCAGCGGAATGCTTTTCGCTTTGTTTCTACTTTCCTTTCTTGCCTTTCTTATCGTGCCGGCAATGATGCCAACACGAGTCATTAATGGAGTCCCAAATGACACAACGTCCTCGCTTGTCCTTAGACAAAGTGGATATCCCGGCAGAGCTGACGTCTCAACTCGTATCGTTGGTAATGGCTCTTCAACCGTCCGTGAAAACGGATTACTTGAAGAGGTCCTTACTGACTAAATACGTTTCTCCCGACACGGCCCCTTCTATCACTAGAAGGAATCGTGCACTTTTCAAGTGGCTCCTCACGGAGCGGGAGAATGAAGCTACAAATGATAGGCTTCTTTTAACACACGAGGAATATAACATTCTACCTCGTGTTGCCTACGGTAACTTCGTTGAGTTTTGTCGTAACCTCATATGCGACATCATAGGCGATACGCCACCGATTGAGGCCCTTATTGGGTCTTTCTCTGGTGGAGCGTCTACTAGCAGGCCACGTACGAAGAGCCATCCGGCTTCTAAGTACCTCGGGAAAGCGCACGTCACTCAACCTTGTCTTGATATTTTCTCATCTATTGTTGAGGAAATGCCGGGCTGGGTTGGGTCTGCAGAGCTGGAAGTCATTCCAGTCAGAGGTAACGTGTTCTTTACTGTTCCCAAGAATGCGGATATTGACCGTTGTGCTTGTAAAGAGCCTGACATCAATATGTTTGTTCAAAAGGGCATAGGGTCTTTCTTCCGAAAGGCCTTACGTAACCATGGGATTGACCTAAACGAC